GGCTGACTATCCGTACAAGTTTATCAAGCCTGACACTGGAAACAAGCTTGGCAAGCAAGTTCGCAAAGGTAAATGGAAGGGTATGAGATTTTATACTCTGACATTAGAAGAGCGAGCAACTTGTGATCCAGATTGTGAGCACTGGACTGATTGCTATGGCAATAATATGCCATTCGCTCATAGGTTTAAGGCAACCACAAGCCTTACAAGCAAAATGGAACCCAACCTTGATGAACTTGATAAGAAACATCCAATGGGATATGTAATTAGATTACATATTTTGGGAGATTTCTTCAGTGTTCGCTATGTTAAATGGTGGGGCAGACAACTAGCCAAGCGACCGGCTTTGCATATATATGGCTACAGTCGGCACCATCCCTTCAAACCTATCGGCAGAGCTATCTTAGCTCTCCGAGAGAAGTATCCTGATAGGTTCGTGGTACGGTTTAGTAACCTACCATCTGATAATATGTCTGCTAACTCTGAGCATGTATCGGATGATGGTATTATATGTCCAGAACAAACCGGAAAGGCTAATAGTTGTGGTGACTGTGCCTTGTGCTGGTCAGCCAAGAAGCCCATAATATTTCTGGATCATTAGTCTAACCTAATTGGTCCCTCTAGTAGAGTATCTTGCGATACTAGAGGGACTAATTAGTAAGTGCATTAGAATTTACAAAGTCTGTGCCAGCCTTACATGGCAAGCGGCACTGTCTGGTGTTAACATTAAGTTCTTAGTCTAAGGACTAAGGCGCTACGCCACTGGCAAATGCAAGAGCATCAGACTACCGCCATATGTTACATAATGTAACAACGGGGCAGACATTTGTAAGCGACGGTCCTGAGCATGACATTAAACTGCTCGTTTAACTTAACCTAACCGAAAGAAATGTTATGAAAACTGCTATTATATATGAAGACAACCTCAAGCGAGATGCGGGCTATAATTTCTGGATGGATGGGAAAATTGAGCGGCGGCGAGATCGGGCCGTCCCATTCGGACTACGTGGTGCCTTCGACAGGTCTATCGCCGCCCAAGCACGGGAACTTTCTGAAAAGAATGGCGGAACAATAAAAGACAATATGCGCTTGGTCGGTAACATCAGATTGCGAAACAAGAATGTGCTGGTCATCACCCGGACGCCTTCAAAGCAAGCAGCCTAAAGGAAACTAAGATATGTTTAGACAAATACTCGGTGTGTTCTATCTAGTTATATCCTTCTTAGGATATGCTATAAGTGTTTACCATCTGAAGTTGTTTGAGTATGCATCTATTATTAGTGTAGTAATCTGGACCGTGGCCTTGGCAAGCGCAGCCATAGGCTGTTGGTTAATCTTTAAGAGGTAATTATGGAACCGACACTTCAAGATCTTACGGAACTTCACGGTCCCGCAGACATCGTGTGGGAAACAATGAGTGAGTTCGAGAACCAAATATTGAGCGAGATAATTTGGCGAAGGAAGTACCAATCAACGGAGTGGAAGGTAAACAATGACGTAAGATGTAGCACCAATCTTTACTGGATGGAGTACATTCAGGGATGTTCAATGGGAAAGGAAGTCTAAATGCTTGATGGCTTAGTAGATAAAGCAGACAATACAGAAGAATCTTTAGAGTCACGTATAGAAAGGAGTATGATCTATTTTGATTATCTTGTAGCATTGAAACTAGCGGAGAGTGAGGACACTAATGTTGAATAGTATAGGAGACTTTATCTAATGAGTCACCCCGGAAACGATGAGCTGAAAGAGAATCTCTTTGAGCATCACTATAATATTCTGATAAACTCAGGCTGGAACAAGAATGCCTGGGAAACTGTGAGAGAAGCTCGTGAAAGGGCTGCAAATGAGTGGGCCGAACAGGATTGACCAGCTAATCTAAGTATGTTATATTACACAAATAAAGGAGGTTGCGATGGTGATGGGTAAACACGAGTGGGCTGAGGAGCAACGTCGTTTCTACGATGTCTTGCCAGCATGGTGGTGGCACCCTGATGAGCAAGATAAACACTATGAGGCTTACAGAAAAGCAACAGATCTGTTGTGTTTGGAGAAGGTATGCAAAGAGGAAAGAAAACCCCAGTGGGGAGATCCCACCGTAGACATGGAGTAACTCCCAGAAATCCCCACGCCACGTCCTTAAATAAAGCGCAATACCAGAAAAGGATTGTGCCTTCAAAAAAGAAGGACGTCAAACCGGAGATTGACTATGACAGAGAAGACATATAGGGTTAAGGTATACCGGACTGTCCATCAGAGAGCCTGGGTAGAAGTATGTACTGACATTGAACCAGTCGAGCGAGCCGAACGCCTTGGCGAATGGGAGGGTCAAGCCTTCTACGATATAGTAGATAAGGAGGTCTTTCAACTAAATGACAACGAATGGGATATTGTGTGCCACGGTGGCGGATCGTACTTCTTTGATGTCAAAAATGCAAAGGAAGTCTAATGATAGAAACTAATGCTAAGATAAAACATGCGGAAGATATGGTCAGAGGTGAGCTTGAACTCCTAGCAGAGGGGCTGGAGAAAGGCGATGAGATTGAAGCTGTTGCCGGAGCATTACAGGCAGTTTTTAAGTTCACTTTTGAGCAATCTCCCTTTGATTTGCTGGCTGTAAACATGATTCATAGTATATTAAGTAGTGTAACAGCTAATATAACCTTTTCTCAACTGGAGAAACTCAATGGAAATTAGTCTTCACGGCTGTATCTCTATCGAAATGGACGAGAGAGAATTTAACTTTGGTACTGTTACTACGGTGACCGTAACCACAAAACATCAAGAACGGCTTAACCTGAAACTATTTCACGACAAAGAAAGGAATATTCTTTTTGATTTCCTGGACAACTTTGATAAGCTGACCACCAAAAACTCTGGAGATGACGTCATTCAACTTAAACCTCTTGTAGCATGGAGGGAGGTAGTATAGTGGCAACTCCCAATTTTAGTACAGCACTAGATGTTAGAAAGTTTCTGGAGAGTAGCCCAAATAATTGGTATCGTCCTATGGTGAAGGAATATATAGAGTTATGTTGTGCTAGGGCGACCAAGCCGGTTGAGGAGTTCGATGATGAAGAGTTAGATGTAGAAGAACTCAACGGTTGGATTGATCACGAGATGCAATCACTAACAGAAGGATACGAGGAGTGGTATAATGGCAATGGATAAATTGACTGAGGAAATCCACCGGATCATGGAGGAGGGCAAGCGGTCCCGACTGCACGGCTGGACTATGCGTGACATCGTAAGCAAAATAACAGCATCCTCCGGGAAAGAGGCCGGAACAAAGGCTAAGAAATACATCACTGAACTGTGTGGCTACGGCCCCACTCCAAAGGAGAGTAAAGATGTTTAATCATGATGTTTGTAACTTCCAAGTTCAAAAGGTTCCACTCTACATCAATCACATGTTTATTGGTGAGAATGGCACGCTGGATCGAGCTGTCCATGCCCACAAGCCCTTCGATTCTCGGGAATATGGTGAGGTTCCCAGCAGCATAGGTGTGGGAATAGAGAAAGACGATGGAACTATGCTTGGTATTGTCTCTGATGCCTACGAAGTTGTGCAGTACAATGACATTGTAGAACAGGTTGAGGAAGCCTTGTCGATCTCTGGCATAGATACGACCGATGCTAACTTCGATACTAATGTCTATAATGGGGGCGCACAGCTTGAACTCAGGGCCAGATTCCCAGCTCACGAGCAGACCATAGATGGTCGGGGAGATACTGTCATTCCTGAGTTTTGTTTTAGAACCTCCCACGATAGAACATGGGCAAACAATGGGATGATGGGTCTCTGGAGGGCAATGTGTTATAATACCCTGGTAAGCGGAGATAAACTTGCCTATATATATGGACGACACACGAAGAATTTTAATGTTCCAGCCTTTGCTGCGAAGATTAGGGGAGCAGCGGAGTACGTAGCCTCCGATGGTATGGACAAAATGAGAGCGTGGTATAATACTCCAGTCCAAAGAGAGCAAGCTATCGATCTCTTTACAAAGACACTTGCATCTAGGATGGACAACGTGAAGCGTGAGAAAGTGGCCAATAAAGTAATGCTAAGTAATCTTATGAAAGTCTTTGATGAGGAGAATCGGCATATCCTAGGTCAGGGAGCTTACGAGGGCTACGGTAAGAGAGATGTGGGTACATTGTGGACTGCCTATCAAGCAGCTACATACTGGTCTACTCATGTAGATAAACCTGCCTCTAAAGCAATTCGAGAAGATAAAGTGCGTAAGATGTTAGCCTCTGATGCTTGGGGACAGCTTGCAGCATAACTAAATGGGGGTGGGTTCGCTCACCCCCTTAACTTTAAGAGGTAGATATGAGTAAGATAAAAAACTGGATCATGGAAATGGAGGAACATATTTATGACGCTATTGAAAATGGAGCGAGTAATACCTCGGAAGTTTTAATATATGTTGAGAGTAAGATGAATACAGTAGATAAAAATTATGTCAGTAAAGTTTATCAAGAACTTGAAAAGTTCGGAAGTTATCCACGACTAACTTTGTAATTAAATAGGGGAAAACAAATGTCATACATAATTATTCAACACGATTTACTGGGGAGGTTCGAGCAAATAGATGCCATGATTGATGAAGAAGGCAACGCATTAAAAACCTTCTCAACAGAGGAGGATGCTCGACTCTTCCTTCACCATCATGGATTAGCGGGTTTCGAGAATGGATTCCCCCACCAGATCCGGGTAGGTCAGCTACATTAACGGTTGACATCCCAGACAGAAAGGCTTACGATGACATCGCCTGAGGAGATAGAGGAGATACATCGGATAGAGGAGCAGCTCCGAAAAGAGTTTCCGACTCTTGTTAAGAAACAAATTGATAGAGTTTTTGACGAGTTGGAAACACTACGGCACCGTGTTGCTCAGTTAATTAAACTTACGGAGAGGAACAATGGTATGTTAGAAAGTAATGCCACCATGAATCAGACTTCTAGTGAGTTAAAAGTTTTAAGAAAGCAAGTTAGTCAACTTAAAAAGATCCTAGAAAATAAAGATATAGAAATTAAAAAACTACGAGAAGAGTTAACTGACGCTAAACAAGATAGTTCTAATATACTTTCATCCTGGGCGGAGTTACAATATGACAGCAATAATATATAACTTTAATGACTACGCTAAAAAGAAAAAGGAATCCCTCCGAGTGTCGTACGGGTTTCACGAGGAGGTCTGGGCCTTGATAGAGGAAAGCGGTTACGATATATACGATCCTGAAGATATAGACCAGTTCTTCTATGATCTGGGAGAAGAAGAAGAAGAAGATGGCTAAAAACTTATGGCAAAAAGAAAGAAGTGCTATCTTTCGTGGTTTGGTACGTCAATATAGTATGGAGGGCTATAATAATAAAGAAGCTAAACGATTAGCCCGACAGGAAGCTGATGAGATTATGGAGGATAAAGAGGACTTTGTAAATGATATCTGGGGTGATCAATTCGATGACTGCTGAATGGCAATTGATACTAAGGAAAGAATGTGGTGATGTGGTTATCCAAAATTTTTCAACGAGGAGAGAAGCAAAAGAAGAAATTGAAAACAGAAGGAACCTTACCGTACATCTTGGAAGCAAACCTGAGGAGGCTTATTATGTTAAAGGAACAAGAAGGAAGGGATATATTTCTGGAAGTTTACAAAACAAAAGATCGTAAAAGTTTACAACTATGCTTTAACAACGAGTGGTCCGCAATGGAGAAGGTTGACAAGGTAGAAACCCTTGTATCCCTTGAGAAAGAGATTGCCGGAATACGGCGTGAGATCTGTAATGAATTATTCTCACTCAACAAAGGAAGATTATAATGCCACAAGAAAAGGCGGCAATGGGGCCGTGTCCTAAGTGTAACTCAAGAAATAATCTTGCTACTTACTCTGAGCATAGCTGGTGTTTCGGTTGCAAGACCTTCACCAAACTGGGAGACGAAACCCAAACAGAAACCAAGGTAATTCCTATGAATAGCCAGATCAAACATACATTTAAAACAGCAGACATCCCCGATAGAAAACTTTCCTCCGATACCTGTAAGAAGTATGGTGTTACAGTAGCCCTCGATGGTCTTGTTGTTGTCCAGCATAAATATAATTACTACGACAAGGATGGGAACCACACAGCAAGTAAGTATCGTAACACAAGAATAAAAGACTTCTGGTCTGAAGGACCATTGAATGAGTGTGGTCTATTCGGACAGCATGTCTTTAACCAATCAGGAAAGTATATTACTGTATGTGAAGGAGAGCTTGATGCCATGAGTGTCTACCAACTCACCGGCTCGAAGTATCCTGCTGTCTCTATTAAAAATGGAGCTGCCTCAGCTCTGAAGAACTGCAAACAATGGCTCGACTACCTTAATAAATTTGGGACTGTGGTGCTGTGCTTTGATAATGATACTCAAGGTAAGGATGCCGCCGCTGAGGTGGCCCGACTATTCGAGCCTAACAAATGCAAGATTGTTAATCTTGAGATGAAAGATCCTTCTGAGTATCTGAAGACCGGACAAGCTGAAAAGTTTATCCGAGCTTGGTGGGATGCTAAGACATATACTCCTGCCGGGATCGTCAACTTAGCGGACCTTGGTGATA